CTTAATAACCAAGCAAATACCTTTACCAGTATTCTTATCAGTCATTTCAGAAGTGCCAGCAATGACACGCTCTCCAGATTTGAATACTAAAACTTTTGGGACCATAATAACCTCTTACTTACAATTTATTATACCACAGATAAAAAAAATGGGCAATGGTTGACTGTGACCAACCTGCCCATGCGGCGACGATACGATTTATTTATTCAGTTAGAAATTGTTGGTCCGAAGTTACCGCTTCACCGATATTGTATGTAACTTTTTTCTGATGCTCTGGAATAATCTTCTCTAGAGAAACAGATAACAGTCCATCAACATATTCAACATCGGTTACTTTTACATCATCTGCTAGTTGCCATGAATTGTTGAAAGAGCGTTTTGATAATCCTTTGTGGACATAGCTGATGTCAGAATTTGCTTTCGGATGTCTGCTGGCAATTCGGAGAATGTTAGATTCTGTAGTGACTTCAATCTCCTCTGCTTTAAATCCTGCAAGAGCAATTTCAATTTCGTAATTACTGTTATCATGCTTGATGATATTATAGGGCGGGTAGTTTGTGTTATGTCCAGTCATCGAATCTAATCGATTAAATACTGTATCCAAACCAACTCCAAATGGGGCATAAATGTCCCAGGCGTATTTTTGCATTTTCTTTCTCCTTGAAAAAAGCGAGTTATAGAAAGGACCCCGAAGGCATCCATGCAATTATTTATTAGAGGTCATAAAAAATGGGGGTGTAATTTCCCCCACAAAATTATTCGGTTGCTTCTACTTTCTTTCGACCAATATTATATTTACTTTCAAGAGTCCACTCTTCCTTCTCTTTAAAGGAAAGGACTTTAATCTGGTTGAGAGGTGCAACGTCTGCAATTAATTCTGCATTAGATACTGCAATTAATCCCCAATCAGAAAGTAGTTGGACAATTCTGTTTCTACGTTGAGTATCATTCAACGATAGGTTAGTCTTCTTTCCATCCAAAGCAAACAACTCTTTGAAATGAACAATATAATATTTACCTTGCTTGTGAAGAATATGGCAGGATTGATAGATAATCTTTTCTTTCCTGGATGCCACTCCAATACGGGTGAGAGTCTCACGAACCTTCAGAAAATCATCAGGCTCATTAAGAGTCACTTCAATCATATCAGTTTGATTCCACTTAACTTCAATGTCAGTTGTCATCGTCTACCACCTTTATTTACTAAGCGTTTAATCTCTTCAAGTTGCTCATTAGTTAAAATCATTAACGCTTGCAAAGCTTTATCGGTGCTATACCCATAATATTCTTTGACTGCATCAAGACAATCAATTGAAGACTTTTTCTCCCAAGGCGAGAATCTCTTCCTTGGAGTGATACTATTTATAAAAAAGTCATACTGCATCTTCTTGTCTAAATGCGAATTCATATTCATTTCATTCGCATACAATACTGTATCAAGAAATCCAGAAAGACACCTATTTACAATGAAAGGTGGATATGACTTAACATCTTCTTCAGTCTCATACAGATGCTTCTTCGACTGATTGATTGTATATAGGATTTGGGAGAGAGTTGGTGCGGTCATAATTAAATAATACTAATTCTTTTCTTTCATTCTGGTCTTTCATGTAGTCACCTACAGACCTCATTGTGTAGGTGAGGTTGAATTCTCCTGCTCTCCATTCTTTAAACCTCTCACGAATAAGTTGAGACGAGTTATAAGATATAAGTTGGTTACCAGCAGACTTATCACAGTCACTAGCAAAGGTATCATGACAGAAGGACTTGTGCATATCGCCCCTTCGTCCATAGAGGTTATCTCTAATATCATAGGGGGGGTCGAGGTATGTAAATATGTCTCGGTTATCTGTGAAGAGCTCTTCATATGATTTGTTAGTAATTTTCCAATTTTCAATCAGTCCTGAGTATCCAGTGAGTTTATCAATGCCTCGCATCGAGAAATTGCTATCTGACGCTTGCTTGCTGAAGGAACTGGATTCAGTGAGACCAGAAAAAGAGCACTTGTTAACAATGTAAAAACTAACAGCACGAGATAAGTTGGATGTCGAATCATCGTTTACTTTCTCCTTAGCGTCTAGAAATAATAGTTTTGCTGATACTGGTTCTGGATTATCAATCTTATATTGTCTCAGTTGCTCAGCAAGTGCATGACCATTGTGCTGCAACTCTTTCCAGAAGTTGTAAAGAGGTCCATACAAATCATTCACCCAGATATCTAGGTGAGGATATTGCTTGGTCACGTATAGTGCAACACTACCACCACCAAGGAATGGCTCACGATACTCTTTATATTGTTTCATGTTTGGCATATACTGTGCCAGTTTCACACAGGCACGAGACTTGCCACCTGGATATCGTAAAGGAGTTTTAAACGATTTCATAATTAAATATAGGTTACTACCATAACAACTCTTCGACCACTAGTAGGATAATAATAGTAATGATGATGACCACCAAATACAATTCCAGTATCTTCTACTGGAAAATAATCTTCAGTAGTATCACCAAACACGACAGTTTCCCCACCTTCACATTCTGTTAGATATACTAACATATTTTTATGTGGAAAAGTGTGGTCAACATGCTTCCTATCAGGTCTATTATTAGTAGAAGGAAGTGTCAGATTAAAATTTATTCTTAAAACTACGTCAATATCAAGATTATTTTCTGCATTAATTTGTTTCAAGACTTCATTACATAGTGGTGCCCATTCAGAATTGGGAAGAGAAAAAATATTTTGGTCTCCACCAGACCCTGGTGCTCTCAATACAGAATGACTAAAGTATGGGAAACAATTCCAAAGTTTTTTATCTTCTTCATTGGCAGGACCAAATGGAGTTTCTACATAAACCCACGGAAAATTTGAAGACAAGACATCTGTTTTCAAAGAAATATAATCGTGTGTTTGTGGGATTATAATCTTATTCATTTGAATTTACACTCAACCATCAACTCAGTAAGACATGCTAGCAGGTTAATCTCCTGGTCAGCAACAAAGGCAACCTGATACTGATACTTAGCAAGCACCAAGACAGCAGGAGGAATAGTAGACCCTTCAATAAAATCAACCAGAGTATCATATACTTTACGCATAATAATATTAGGGTCACTATCCATATTGTTTACCACCCACTTACGCACAGTAGTAAACTCTTTATTCTTCATCGCACGAATCAATTCATCTAGATTGACATCGGCAATATCACACAGCACAGCAGCATCAAGAGACCCACCTGCAGAGTGACGCTGTGCCTCATTCAAGAGACGACGCCAGTCAGGGTAGTAACGCTGGATTAGTTTGACAACTACTTTGTCTTCATACGTCACTCCAGAGGCGTCTAGGATGCCCTTCAGGCGGTCGAAGAACAGTGCTTGGAGTTTCTGTTGCTCTGCCTGTTTAATACGGAAATCCACCACCGTGCATCGTGAGTGCAATGGCTCAATAATTTTATTGATGAAGTTGCAAGTAAAGATGAATCGGCAGTTACTATGATACTCTTCTACAAAAGTGCGAAGAGATAATTGCACGTCATGCGTAGTATTGTCTGCCTCATCAATAATAACCACCTTATGAGCACCACCACCAACCAAAGATTTAGTAGTGGCAAAGTTACGGACTTTTGTACGAATGGTATCAAGGAAGCGACCTTCATCACTGCCATTAATAACAATGTAACTAAGACCTAACTCTTCACATAATGATTTGGCGACCGTAGTCTTACCAACACCAGGAGGACCAGAGAGCATGAGATTTGCAATCTCTCCCTGCTCAACAAATCCAGTAAATACCTTCTTCAAAGAAGAAGGGAGAATACAATCCTCAATTGTATGAGGACGATACTTCTCTACCCACAAAAAATCATTCATTATAAAAAGGTCGTAAAATTTCAGTCCAAGTAAACAAGATGTGCATCAAGGCTCTAGTGCAACATAATAACTTAAGTCTAAGTCAGTATGTTTCCACTCAGTAATGAGATGTTTAGAAGCACCAACAGTATAGTCACCTTGCATGAGACGCAGATTCTCAACCTTAAGGTGGAGATTATGATTGCCTTCAAAGTCACCCTTGACTCTCACATCATAGACATGAGAAGTATCATTCTCAAGGTCACAGACAGAAAGGAGAATCTCATTATCTGTGCTGATTACAAAGTCAGGAAGTTTATAAACATTGGATGCTTTGTTGAGTGACGACAAGTCACTAGCAAACAAGGAGAAGGTAACATCAGACCCAGGATAATTTACCTTCTTGTCAGGTGCAGTCTTGAGAGTAATCTCAGGGTCACTAAAATAGTATTTCACACGAGAGCGACCAGATTTAATAATCAAATAATCCTCATTGTCAAACACTAGACTAGGATTCTCAAACAGAGAAAGACCTGCAAGGAATTGATTCAAGTCATAGATAGCAAATGTTTGTGGAAACACTTCTTCTACCTTAGCAGTAGCGAGAATGTTTTCCTCGTTACTAATAGTACGAAGGACGTTACCCTCTTTGATTACAATCGATGTATTGATTGTAGAGAAATTTTTAAGGATTTCAATTGTGGTCTTTGAAAGTGCAATGTTACTCATTGAGGATAGTCTTCACGTTGTGCATTTTTATCATTGAAGTGTAGTAGAAGGACTGCATAGTGCAGAATCTTAACAAGGTCGCGACGAGCAGTGCCCTTCCTATCATACCGAGAAGCATACTTCAAAATGTTACTTCTGCAGAATGCTTCCCCATCACCACATGCTTCAATAAGGTCAAGGGTTTGGATTTTATCAGTGCCAGCAGAGTAGTGCTGGGTGTAAGTAGAAGAAATATATTCCTTCAACTCAGTAAGGATTTCTTCCTCATTGTACTTCCAATGATGTTGATTCATAATTTATAATTTGGTCAATACTGTCAATATAACATGTCCCTGGAGCATAGTCAATAGCCTCCTCGTCTAGATATTGGTGTCCAATATAACATGGTTCTAGGTTTCCAGCAATATATTGCTCAATTTTACATTTGATTAAAAAAACACCCCCGTCTTTTTTACGGACGAGGGTGTGACGAGGAAGATTATCAAACATCAGCATCAGTAACAGTAACAGATGCATCTATCTTAGCATACAATTCAAGAAATGACGACTTTGTTTCCTCATCGAAACGATTAACACAAACCTCAATCGCTTTAGCACGTTTTCCAAAGATGGAGAATGCACGGATGATATGCACCAGGCGACGAGTAGAGATGACTTCATCAACGCCACCATCATAGAAGGTCTTACGAATAATCTCTCCCCATGAAACGAGTCTCTCGATAAAGTCCTCATCATAGCAGTTGAGTTGCACAGCAACTTTAGAGAGAATGTCAGTTTCTACTTTCGGAGTAGGGTATGATTGCTCAAAGGTAATTGGGAAACGTTCGAGGAATGCCTCATTGAGAATATTGGTGCCAATAAAACGACCGTCATCGCTGCCTTTACCTTTAGTATTTGCAGTTGCAATAACATTGAATCCAGTTACAGGTTTTACATATTTACCAATCTTCTTAAGGAAGACACCGTTGCCTTCTAGGATGGACTGAAGACAAAGAATTTTATTAGATGCAAGGTCCACTTCATCCAGAAGCAAGATTGCGCCGCGCTCCAACGCTTCAATAACTGGACCATTGTGCCATACTGTTTCGCCATTAACAAGGCGGAACCCACCAATAAGGTCGTCTTCATCTGTTTCAATTGTGATATTTACACGAATAATTTCACGTCCTAGTTGGGCACATGCTTGCTCAACACCAAATGTTTTACCGTTGCCAGACATCCCCGTAATAAAAACAGGATAGAAAATACGGGACTGAATAACTTTTTTG